TGCTTCAGCAACATTTTGGGGGAAACTGGCGACAACCAGCCCCAACTGGCAGGGATTGAAAAGCATTTGCCCAGACTTGAAACGGTTGGCCTGAACCAGCACAGTTACGGTGCAAGGGTTTCTGCTTGGGCTACTAATCACATGGGCATTGAGTTAATGGATTGGCAAAAGCATGTGTTGAATGGTCAACTGTCGCATGACGGTGAAGGCAATCTGCAGTTTCGTGAAGCTCTTTGTAGCACAGCTAGACAACAGGGTAAGAGTGTTGCTCTTCAGGCTTTGATAGGGGCATATTTGACAGACATAGCAATGCTTCGAGGCAAGCCTCAGGCTGTGCTTTCGGTTGCTAACAAGCTTGACAGAGCTGAAGCAATCTTTGGAACTATCGCCCCAATTTTGGTAGAAAAGTTTGGTGCCAAAGCCGCCCATGCTTTAGGTCGTAAGTCAGTAAAAATGCCTGATGGTTCCACTTGGGAAGTCAGAGCTGCAACACCAAACCTTCACGGTGGTAGTTATGACCTGATTGTTATTGACGAATTGTGGAACATTTCAGCGGCCGTAGTTGACGAGGCTTTACGCCCTAGTCAGATTGCTAGAACCAATCCCATGTTGAGTATGTGGTCAACTGCTGGTGATGAATCGAGTGCCGCTTTCATTGCATATCGTGAACAGGCAATTAGTGAAATAGATACTGGCACAACTGGCAGTTTGTATTTTGCCGAATACAGCATGAAACCTGGCAGTGACCCCCGACTAGAAACCAACTGGATTATGGCCAACCCAGCGATGGGGCAAACCGTGACCATTGAAGCGCTTAGGGCCGTATCTAAAAAGGACAGTTTCCTGAGAGCCCACTTGAACATGTGGGTATCTGCTAGGGGTGCATGGTTGCAACCAGGTGTTTGGGATAAACAAAAAACCGATATTGCTATGCCACCTGGTGGGGTGTTGGCTGTAGACACAGATTTGACTGATGGCAGATATGTGGGTGTTAGGTCAACCGTGTTTGAATCCAAAGCCCATGTGTCAGTTGAATTTATGGTTGATACTGAAGATGATATGTGGATTGAAATAGAACGTGTCATGGCAGACACAACCGTGAACCTGGTTATCACCCCAGCGTTACATTTGCATTTACCTAAATCTTTGGAACGTCGAAGCGCCGTTATTGGTTACGGTGAACTGGTGAAGTATTCGGGACTTATCCAAAAGATGGTTGTGGAAGGCAAAGTACGGCACCGTGGGGAATTGTCTTTGGCTGAACATGTCAACAGGGCCGTACTCACAAAAGTTGGTGGCGGCAACGTTGTGCTTAGTTCCCAAAAGTCGCCTGGCCCAATCGAGTTGTGCAGGTGCATGGTCTGGGCTATCGCAGAATCTTCACGCCCCAAAACTATGGGCAAACCAATGTTTGTAGTTGCTACGACACCGTGAACCTGTCAAACGCTAAAGTGCTTTTGTCCCTGTCTTGCGTCGGGCAGGGCAGGGACACCCCCAAAGGAAAACGACATGGGAATTTTTAGCAAAGTGAACAAAGCAGCTGTGAGTCCTACACCTGCTAAGGCGGCCGCTGCTGGTAGTGGTTTCTTTCCCCAGACCCAAATGGGGAACATAGGAAACTTTTATGCTTACCAGGCTGGACAGGCAAGAAATAAAGCAATGTCTGTTGCCGCTATTAGTCGTAGTCGTGACCTTATGGCTTCAGTGTTGGCTTGCATGAAACTGAAGATGTATACCGAAATTTGGAACGGTGAAGAAATGGAACAGGTGCCTTTGGCGCCTCGTTCTTGGCTGTCACAGTTAGACCCCAAAATGCCTAACAACTTTATGTTTCCATGGATTTTTGATGACCTATTTTTCTTTGGTCGAAGCATGCTTTGGATTACTTCTAGAACTAGCGACGGTTACATGGCAAGCGCCACTCGTTTACCAATGGGTTCTATTTCGACTGAGGACATGTCAGGTCCCGTGTGGTTTGGAAAATCTGACGCCATTTTCTTTAATGGTCAACAGTTACCAACTGAAGATGTAGTGCAAATCCTGTCACCAACCCAAGGCATGATTTACATGAGTGAGCAAGTTATAGCGACAGCGTTGCAACTGGAATCTGCCAGGTATCGCAATAGTTTTTCGGCCATTCCGGCCGGAATCCTTAAACAAACTGGCGGTGAACCGTTGTCAGCAACTGAACTTGCAGACCTGTCTGCAGCGTTTAACGCCGCTAGAGCAACCAACCAGACTGCAGCATTGAACGAATTTTTGACGTACACCGAAACCAATGCGACACCCGACAAAATGCTTTTGATTGAAGCAAGCAACTATCAGGCACTCGAATGTGCAAGGTTGTGCAATGTCCCCCCATATTTACTGGGAATTTCCACAGGAAGTTACGCCTATACCAACAGCCAAAGCGCCAAAGCAGACTTGTGGACTTTCGGCCTGTCAATGTACGCCGAAGCCATTACTGCAGCTCTTAGCCAGCAACTGCCTAGGGGAACCATGTGTGAATTTGATTTTGACGAATACCTTAAGGACTACACACTGCCTGAATATGGTAAAAATGATATGCCAGAAGAAAACACCCAGGAGTCACTCGCATGATTAAGTTCAATTTGTCTAACTTCACGATTGACGCCGCCGCCCCAGGGGAACCTTCACGCCGCACAATCACTGGCACCGCCTTGCCTTACGACACTTTTGCAACTGTCGCAGATGGCACCCGTGTTTCTTTTGCAGCTGGTTCACTACCAACCACAGGCAAAATGCCGAAACTGTTTATGTACCACGACTCAACCCAACCAGTAGGCCTAGTCACCGAAAGAGTCGACACCGCTGAAGGCATGATGTTCACCGCCAAAATCAGTAACACAAGAGCTGGTGACGAAGCGTTAGTGCTTGCCGCCGATGGTGTTTTAGATTCTGTTTCTGTTGGTGTCAACCCGACTAACTACAAGTTTGATGACAACGGCGACATGATTGTGTTTGCTGCCGATTGGGTAGAACTTTCGCTAGTCCCCACGCCTGCTTTTGCTGGTGCTACTATCAGTCAAGTAGCGGCCTCTGCACCTGACGATGAAGCCGAAGAAGAAGTCATAGAACCTGAAACCGAAAAGGAAACCCCAATGGAAATTCAAGCCGCCGCCGCTGAAGTCGTAATCCCCACTTCACCAATTTTTGCTTCAGCCAAAAAGGAGCCCCGTATCCCCAACGCATGGGAATACATGGCCGCGATGCACAAAGGTGGCGACGCCTGGATTAACGCCCAAAAGGTTTTCCAGGACTACCGCGACTTCCACCGTGACCCAATGGTTACCGCCGCAGCTGGCGATGAATTCCTGACATCGGTGCCAGGCCTCTTGACCCAGGTGACCATGGGTCCCGTGTTTGCTGATATCAACTACATGCGCCCTGTCGTTTCGGCACTTGGCGCAAGGGCTATGCCCAACACGCCTTCAAGCACTTTCAACCGCCCAACGTGGACTACCCACCAGGCAACAGCAACTAGCCAAACTGAAGGTTCAGCAGTAGCAACACAGACTGGCGTGATTGCTAACAACACCGTCACCAAGAAAACTTTCGCGAACAGCGCCAACATTTCCTACCAGACATTGGACTTCACGGACCCTGCAGCATTGCAAATTACGATTAACGACCTTATTGGTGGCTACATGGTTGGCACCGATAACGAAGCTGCAGACAACTTGCTGACCGCCGCAACATCAGCAGGTGTTTGGGACTTGACCGTTGCTGACCTTTACAAGTCGATTTATGACGCCGCAGTTGTAACTTTGACTGCAACCAACATGTTGCCAACCCACATGTTTGTCGACCCCGCCACCTATGCGTTGATTATGCAGCTTGCAGATACGACAGGCAGAACTTTGTTCGCCAACCTTAACGGTGGCTTGTCCGGCATGAACGCAATGGGAACTGGTAACGCAACGTCACTTAGTTCTAGCGACAACCGTAACGACAATGGCCCACTTGGATTGAAGCTTGTCGTTGACAACAACTTTGCCGCCAAAACCATGGTCATCATGAAAGACATCGGCTTCGAAATCTACGAAGATTGGAAGGGCATTATGTCACTTGACCAGCCCACCACTTTGACCAGAGCAGTATCCACCCACGGATACTTCTGTACGTTCAAAGCCAATGGTTCAATGATTCAAAAAATCACCCAGGCATAGTCGAAAGGCGGTTAGCCGCCCATGGCTGAATACCAAGTCATATTCCATCAGCGAATAGACAACTACGCTGTTATTCAAACTTTGACTCAACCCGATGTTGGCATTGGTGAATCTTTCACCCTTGCTGGTTTAGGTCACGGTCTGAATGGTGACCATGTTGTTTACAGTTTGCCTGAATACTATTTCCGTGGCGTAAACACTGAAGGCGATTTGCTTTTTGACTACAGTTTGCCGATACCTAACCAGGTGTTGTTTTACGATGTCGCAGACACTCTTGAACGTAGCGCCGCTATTCCACAAGGAACCTTGACGTACACCCAGACATGCACATGGATAACAGGTACACAAATAGGTACATGGTTGGGTTTGGCTTTGGTTGGTGTAGACGAAACTGCTTTTTTAGCCCAGTGTGCTTCAGCAGGAAACAATCTGATTTATCGTCGCAGGCAAGAATCTGGTTACACAGATTCACTTACTACGGTGCCCAGTGCCGATGTCGAGTTAGCCACCATCATGATGGGCGGAAGTATCTACAGACAGCGTGGTGCCATAGACCAGTTCGCAAGTTTTAGCGATATGGGCACAGCTGCAGTGACAGGCCTATCGCCGTTAATCAAACAGTTGGCCGGTATCCCACGCCCAGCGGTGGCCTGATGACTATTCCCACAACACCACTGGTTTATGACGACCTCATTGACTACGACGAAACTGGTGTTGTCTATGACCAAACAGGGTACACAGACCTATTCAATGAAGCCATCGATGACCTGGCGGCCACCCTGTCAACCATCACAGGTTTAAGGGTTGTCTACGATTCCGAAAAGATAAACCCACCATGCGTTTTTCTTGACGCCCCCAGTTTTGACGCTTTCAACTACAACATCGTCACCATGAATTTTTCGGTAAAGGTCATCACCTTAGGGGCAGCCGATTTAAACGGTTTACGCAACGTTTTAAACATGTCTGCAAGCCTTCTATCAAAGCAGGTGGCAGTGAAGTCTGGGCGACCTGGCTACCTTCCCATTGGTGGCCAAACGTTTGCCGCTTATGACCTAACCATTGAAATGCAATCACAGACAGGGTGACCATGAAATACAAGATTGTTAGCGAAAGAATTGGTGTCGTAGGCGACGAGTTTGTGCCTAGCGACGGTATCAACGTCGAAGCGTTACTAGCTCACGGTTTTATTGTTCACGACAAGACACCCTCAAAATCTGCTAAAACTATTACACCAGCAAAAAAGGACTGACCCAAAATGGCCACAACTACTTACCTCAGCAATCCGACCCTTACCATCAACGCCGTGGACTTGCAGGACCAGTGCCGCAGCGCCAGTTTGACAGTCAAATATGATGCTTTGGAATCAACCGCTTTTGGTTCCACCAGCCGTG